AAACTAGCAATTTGTGTTCCAACAAGAGACACGGTACATACATTATTTGCAGTAAGTTTGTGTAATCTTACAAACACACTTACAAAAAACAATATAGATTTTAATGTCCATATTGTTGCAGGAAGTGTAATATGCAATAGTCGAACTAGATTAGCCAAAGAAGCATTAGAAACAGGTGCAACACATTTGCTTTGGTTAGATAGTGATATGGCTTTTGCATCAAATGTTGTAGAACAACTACTAAACCACAACAAAGACATAGTGGCTGCAAATTACAGCACACGGTATGCTCCTTATCAAAGTGTTGCTTTTGTAGACCCTGACGATATGGATTGTAGATTAAATGCAACCAATGGTTTACATAAAGTTTGGGCTGTAGGCATGGGTTGTATGCTTGTAAAATCACAAGTTTACAAAGATTTACCAAAGCCTTGGTTTGATCACGAATATAATAAAAAATTAGACAACTTCAGCGGCGAGGATATATATTTTTGTAATCAGGCGATGCATCACGGTTATGAAGTATATGTTGATGCAGATGTAAAATTATCGCATATAGGAATAAAGGCAAACACATTATGACAACAGCTTTTTCAGTTTTTGATAAATTTCAAACTAATCTTCACAATGGACAAGATTATTTAAAAAATCACATATTTGATAAATTTCCTATTTTATATACAGATAATCCAAATGATTTAACACAAGTTTGGGATAGAAATCTTGATACTGAATATGTTTGGCTTGTTGATAAAAACATAAAAATTTATGATAGTTTTCCTTGGTTTTTTAGACCAAAGCCTGATGCACAAGTAGCAATTCATGCCTATCCATATGTTTATAAAAAAAGTAGAGATGTTAAAGACTGGAACAGAGTAAGATTAGTTCCTACAAAACCAGGAGAATATGAAGTAACTCAACATCCTCACATTTGTGGACATTATGATCCATACAAAGGTGTTGACAAGTTTGATATCTTTTACATTGGAAAAAACAAAGACAATTTAAAGCAACTTGAAGAAAGAGGTTTGAGTATACAGGTTGTTGAAGACTATGAATCTGCTAGACAACAAAGTTATACTGATATGTTTTGGATTGTTTATGATGACACCGTTGTAAGAGAAACTTTTAAATTTAGTTATACACCTGACGAATGGAGCACAGATTTTGTTCATGTGTTTGGAAATGGTGATATTGATACATTAGATGGAATTGCTCTGTGTCCAAAAAGTTACAATCCTAGCAAAAAAGAATTAGACAATAGATTTTTTATTAATAAAAAAGAAATAAGAATTTTAGCAAGTAATCCAAGAAAATACGATAAGTTTGAAATGGACAACTATCAATCATATCTACATATGATGCGTCATAGTACCACAGATTTATTTTGGGGAATTCCTAAGGATATTGTAATTGATGATAATTTTAAATTTGATTTTTATATTCCATATCACAATGTTGCAGATAAAAAACAAAATCATGCTTGGCTAAATGGTAACAAATATGACGGAATTTATTTGTTCAGCAAAGAAGCAATCATTACAGAAAATGAATTTAACTATAGATTTTTAGTTAATAAAATTGAACATGATGTTGTAGCAAGTAAACCAAAAGACTTTGAAAGATTTACAATCGATACTTACGAACAATATAGAAGTGCAATTGAAAGCTGCGGTACAAGTATGTTTTGGGCTATCCCTAGTGACGTAAAAGTATCACCGGATTTTGCTTGGGATGAATATATTAACAATCTTGATAGTTTAGATAGAAGTACTAACCATGTATTTTTAAACGGTGATAGTTACGATGGTATTGTGTTAATGAACACAAAAGAATTTGTAAATGATAAAGAAATTAGACATAGATTTTATACCAATAAAAAAGAACATGAAGTAATTGCAAGTACACCAAAACCTTACGATAAATTTACAATTGATACATACGAAGATTACACTACAGCATTGTATCATACAGAATCTGAAATGTTTTGGGGTGTCCCTAGTGATGTTAATGTTGCTGAAGATTTTGACTTTAGTTTATATTTTAGCTATCATAATCAATACGATCGTAATATGAATCACGTGTTTTTAAATGGAGAAAATTATGATGGTATTGTTTTATATAGTAAAAACTTATTAGTTAGTGAAAAAGAAATTGAACATAGGTTCTACATTAAGAAAAAAGAATGGGAAGTAATTGCAAGTAATCCTAAACCTTTCCCTGTGTATACAATTAATGATTATGAAGATTATTTGAATGTAAAAAATGAAACTAGTGCTGATATGTTTTATATGATTAATGATAATATAAATTTGAAAGATGAATTTAATTTTGATTTGTATATTAGTCATCATAATCAGTACGAACGTAAAATTAATCATGTTTGGAAAAATGGAGAATTTTATGATGGTGTTGCACTTACAAGTAAACACATCAATTTAAGTCAAAGAGAAATTGATTATAGATTTTATGCTGTAAAAAAAGAATACGAAGAAATTGCAAGTTTACCTGTGCCTTATGATATTGTTTTTATTCAAAACGGTGAGCCAAATGCTGACGAAAACTATGCTACACTTTTACAAAGATTTCCCCGTGCTAAACGTGTTCAAAACATCAAAGGTATACACCAAGCACACCAACGAGCAGCAGAACTTGTTGACACTGAAATGTTTTGGGTTGTAGACGCAGATGCAGAAATATTAGAAGAATTTGATTTTAATTATTATGTTCCTGCATACGATATTGATGGTAAGGATACCGTACATGTATGGCGTAGTTTCAACCCTGTTAACGGATTGGTATACGGGTATGGTGGAGTTAAATTATTGCCAACAAGGCTAACACGTACAATGGATATGACTACAACTGACATGACTACAAGTATCAGTGATAAGTTTAAAAGTATTCCTGCAATGAGTAATGTTACAAACTTTAATACAGATGCCTATAGTGCATGGCGCAGCGGATTTAGAGAATGCGCAAAGTTAGCAAGTAAAACAATTGCAAGACAGGAAGACGACGAAACTGAATTTAGACTTAATGCTTGGTGTACCAGAGGCGACGATAAACCGTTTGGTAGAGCAGCAATTGCTGGTGCAAAAGCAGGTCGAGAATTTGGCGAAACTTACAAAGACAATAAAGAAGAATTAGAAAAAATTAACAATTTTCATTGGTTACACGACCAGTTTATAAAATTATATCAATCAACTTAAACAAATCTAATAATTTAGTTCTATTTCTTTTAACACGTAATGTATTTTGTAATCCGTGATGCAATGGCTTTGGCCACTTATCAAATGAAGTCCAAGCATATCCATCGTGTTCTCCGTTTAGCTTAGGCATAAATTCTTCTTGCACTATACACAAATATGTGTGAAAATGGAAGTGTTCGTCATTACTAATAAATGTTTCTAATGGAATAGTTTTTTTAATATTAGGTATAAAAGATATTTCTTCTTGTATTTCACGTTTCAATCCTTCCCAAGGTGTTTCGGTTCCTTCGTTAGTACCGCCAACTAATCCCCATAGGTTTTTTGCTTTACCCTGAGTACGATGTAAAAATAAAAAACGTTTTGTTTCTAATGAATAAAATAGTGCACCACTACAAATAATTTTCTGCATAAAAATAATTATTTTATAATTGTATACGCCATGTTCCTCTTGGATAATATCCATCTACACTGCTTTGCCAATAATATTGATTCCAATAATATTGTTGTCCATTATCTAAATTAGTAATATATGTTTTTCCAGATTCACTAGCATCAAAAACAATATTCCATTTTGATCCGTCCCATTCGATAATGTCATTCGCATCTGCTACAAAGTCAGAGTTGTCTAAATTTTTCCACGCATCTGCTCCATCTTCGTTTAAGTTTAAGATGTAAACAATTTTGTCATCAACTGATGGCATTTCGTCTAAGTCTATTACAAACTTATCATCAATATTACGTGACGTTGAAGAAACAGGAATATCATTAATAACAACTTGCCAACTTGTTACCGTGTCTGCTCTGCGTCCAGGAGTTGACCCTGATGCAGATTCAGCAACATAATAATCTATATCTGTATCAATTCTTGTTGATGCTGTTTCTACGGTAAAGCGTCTTTCAACTTTGAAACCAATTGGATCTAGTGTAAGTAATCTATAACCAGCAGTTTTTGTAGATGGATTGAATACTTTAGGATTAATAATTTTGTTAATACTTCCTGATGTAGTAACCGGACCTTCTATAATAGTGTCGCTAGGTAAAGTGTCAACATCCCATATTATATCAATTAGTTTATCATTATCAGCATTTAATGTAAATGTTCCTACAATTTCATTTATTAATTCAGCACGTTTTAATCTAAGCTGACTAATACCAGGTTGGTATCTTGCTGGCAATTCTGCTTCTAAAATATTAAGCCAACTAATATCTCCAACACGCAAACTTCTGTTTTTAGCAATTTTACCTGTTTCGTCTTCTACAATTAAGTCAAAATTTCTATAACTTACAACGATAGGATTATTCAAATCAAATCTGCCATCTTGTCCTGTTGCTACAATTGTATTCAATCTAATTCCATCTTCGTTTACTAGAGTTCCATCTGGTAATACGGTTACTCCACTTGCTGCCCCAACATTGTTATCTGTTGAAGGATTAAATCCTTCTAAACTAATTGTACCTGCGTCTTGGTTAAAAATACTTGTAATAATATCTGTAATGATTCCAAGTTTTTTAACTTTGACAGGTGGCGAAATGTAAACAGGCGCAGTAAATCCAAGTGTTGCAACATCAATTTCAGTTTCGGTTCCTGTAGGAATAGTTCTATTACTAAAGTTAATATTTTCTAATTGTAATACGCTTAAACTTGTCCAATCGATATAATTGTCTGTGGTTTGAAATTCTAAGTCAGGATTAAACAACATAAAAATTTGTTCAAGTATTTGTAGTTTTTGATCAGTACTTGTACTCCAAACATCTACATTGACACTTAATGTATATGGTGTTGGATGCAATCTTTCTACGGTATATCCTTTTGCTTGTTCGGTTGAATACTCACCTGTGGCAGTATCATAAGCTCTTTCTCTAAGATTAATTTTGCTTACATAACTGCTATCACTTAGTCTAGATCTATCCATCTGGAAGCCAGTAATATAAACACCCATACGCGGAGCACTTGGCAGTTTGTTTTCGCTGTTGTCTCTAATTATACTTGCTACTTGTCTAGTTATATCACCATACATAACAGGAACTTCACGTAAATCCCCATCAGCATCTTTGTAACTGAATTTACTAAATGCTCTTACAATTTGAGTTATATACCTACGTATTTGTCCGTCATAAAAATATTGCATTAATTATTAGCCTTTGCTCTAAGTGCTTTACTCAATGATTGTCTCTCGACAACTTCTTCTCCAGCAATGGTATTTACATTTGTATTGTTTATAAACGAACCTTTTAGAGTATCTTTGTCTTTTGTTGGTGTTAGTGTTGTTCTCACTTTATCCTCTACCTTTCTCCAACTATTTCCATCATATCTAAATAATCTATTTGGAGATAAATCTATACGTAAAAAATAATCACCCTCGCCTGCTTGCGATGGAAAGCCTGTTCCCTGTCCGTACAATGCACCATTTGGTGGAATACCGTCACCAACTAAATAACCAATATATCCTGTTCCGTTAGGACTTTCAAAAACTTGATCAGATGTTATAAGTTCGTCAGAAATTAATGTTTCTTGGTCAACGGTAACAATAGCCATTTCTCCATCTTCTGTAACACTTAATGTGTAAAATTGTGTTGTTTCATAACCACTGAGTCTTGCATTTTCTTCTGCTTGTTGGATGATAGCTTCGTTTATTTGCATTTCTTTTTCGTAAGTGCTTAAAACATCACGTAAAGTATTACTACTACCTTCTTCTGCAGGTAAATCTAAAATATCTTTGTATTCTTGTGAATCCATTATTTGTTTGCATTTTAGTCGATACAAATGCGGATACCAAGTTTGTGAAAATCCTTCTGCTGCTCGTGTAACATCTTCTACAACATAAAATCTTTTTAACGCAACACTGAAGTCATTTAAAGCATATTCATCAATCATATGTGGTAATTCTATAACATCGCCACTCATTATTTTTCTGCCTAAAGTTTTTACACTGCTGGCAATATGTATTGTCAAAAATATTGTATCATTTTGTAAAAATAAGCCAAATTGACTTAAATCAAAATCAGTATCTTGAACATTATAATGACCTCTGAGTGTGTAAATATCGTTGTCATATTTTCTATCTCTGTTTTCTAGAAATAACAAGTCTTGAATGTTTGTTTCTGAAATTACATCGTATATAGGTTGTTCGATAGTTGCATCATCTGCTGATACATTCTTTGGACCGATATATTTGTGTATATTTAAATCTGTACCGCCAACCGTGAATTGTTCATAGATAATACTATCTAAAAAGTCAAAGTCTTTGGATTTTTCCGGTCTATATAAACTTAATCTAGGCATATGTATATTTATCGTTACGATAAATACTAGTGGAGAACAATATGGCAGACTTGACTACTGAAAAACAAGAAATTTTTGATTACGTAAATGCATTCCTCGGCGGAGGCATGGTAGATGTTGAACTTGATCCAATACACTACGAAACAGCACTTGTAAAAAGTTTAAGTAAATTTAGACAAAGAAGTGAAAATAGTGTAGAAGAAAGTTATTTGGTAATTGCACTAAATCCAGATCAAAACGAATATACATTGCCAAATGAAGTTATCGAAGTTAGACAACTATTTAGACGCAATGTAGGTAGTAGATTAGGTGCTAGTGCTGATGGCGGCAGTTTGTTTGAACCATTTAACTTAGCTTACACAAATACATATTTGTTAGCAGGTAGCGGCATCGGTGGTCTAGCAACTTATGATTTCTTTGCACAACAACAAGAACTAGTAGGTCGTATGTTTGGTAGTTTTCTTGAATTTTATTGGAATACTAGTACAAAAAAATTAACTATATTACAACGTCCTAGAGCCGATGAAGAAATTTTAGCATATTGCTATAATCATAGACCTGACTTTGAACTATTCAAAGATTACAAAGCATATCAGTGGATTAAAGATTATACTTTAGCTAACTGCAAATATATGTTAGGTGAAGCACGTAGCAAATTTGCAACCATAGCTGGACCAGGAGGTGGTACTACACTGAATGGCGATACATTAAAAGCCGAAGCACAAGCCGAAATGGAAAAATTAGAAAAAGAACTAGATACAGCAGTTGCAGGCGGTACAGGTTATACGTTCTTAATTGGCTAAAGATCGTTATCGTGAATGTACAATTGAATTAATGCATAATGCAAAATTTTCATTAAATCTTTTCGAGCATCTTCTGCTGTACCTTTTTTTCCATAGCGATTAGAATACTTGTCAACATTGCCCATGCAAAAACCAGTTCCGTGTCCTCTATCAATAATTACTTCAGTTGATTGAAATTTATTGGTACTATAATGTCCATCATATGTTTTGTCAATGTATGCTTGGAATTCATCAATGTATTTTTTTTCGTCAAATTTATAATCAATGCTCATAGTAAATCCTTTTCTATTATAATACATGATACAAGTTGTAAAGTCAATAATAAAATGCGCACATAACGGCTAAAACCCCCTATTTTCTACCATAAGTAGATAAATATTATTGATAGACATAATCCATAGGAGAAATAAAAAATGGCATTAACATCACCAGGCGTAGAGGTCAGCGTAATTGACGAGAGTTTTTACACTCCGGCTGAACCAGGTACAACACCTATTATTTTTGTTGCAACAGCAGAAAATAAACTAAATGGTGCAGGCACAGGAATAGCACCAGGAACAACCGCAGCAAATGCGGGTAAAGTATATCTAATGACATCACAACGTGACTTAGTAGAAACATTTGGTGATCCATTATTTTATACAGATACAAATAATAATCCAATACATGGCGGAGAACAGAACGAATATGGCTTACAAGCCGCATATTCATATCTAGGTGTAAGTAACAGAGCATGGGTAGTTAGAGCTGATATTGATTTATCAGCATTGAATGCAAGTTCAACTGCAACAGCAGCAGATCCTGAAAATGGTACATACTGGTTAGATACACAAACTACATCATGGGGTGTATTTGAATGGAACGGAAGTGCGCTATCAACTTCAAATACATCAGGACAAACATTTACTAACAAGGCTCCTATTGTTATTACTGATTCAACAAAAGTTGCAGGTTCAAGTCCTTACACACCAAATGGTAGTGTAGGTCAGCCAGGTGAATATGCTATCGTTGCAATTTCAACAATACCACGTTTATGGTACAAAAACTCAAGTGGTACTTGGGTGCAAGTAGGAAGTGCAAACTGGAAGGCATCATGGCCTTCAGTAAGTAGTTCAGGTTCGACTGCACCAGGCGCAGGCGAAGACTTTACTCTAAATGGTGCAACTATCACAACATCTGGTACAACATTCACAACACTTGCTAGTGATATTGAAGGTGCAGGCGTTACCGGTGTAACAGCAGCAGTAGTAGATGGTGTATTAGAAATATACAATGACGGAACTGGAACTGATAGTATTATCCTTGTTGACGGTACAGGAACACCGTTAGCAGATGCAGGTATTTCAGCAGGCACATATTATGCTCCTAAGTTACAAGCATCAAAACATACTAGTGTTCCAGAATACAAAACATCAGATTCAAATCCTCGTCCAACTGGAAGTATTTGGGTTAAAACAACAGAACCAAACTCAGGCGCACGTTGGAGAACCAAAGTATGGAACGGCGATACAGCAACATGGGATGCAGTTGATGCACCAATTTTTGATAATGGCGCAAGTGCAATTTATGAATTAGACAAAGCAGGTGGTGGTGCTAACTTACTTCCAGCAAATCTTTATGTAAAAACAAACGTAACTGAAGCAGCAACTAATCTTGCTAATTTTACAATTTACAAAAGAGCAGCAGCAGGCCGCACAAAAATTGTAGGTACAGCAGTAAGTTCTGTTGCAGTAGCAACATATAGTGTAACAATCCAAGAAACTATTAAAAATTCAGCTGCTTATGCATCAGCACGTACGGTATCAATCACAACTACAGGTGCATCAACAGATGCGGAAGTAGTTGCAACACAAATTAACGCAGCAGGTTTTGCTAACATTGTTGCAAGTGTTGATAGCACAAACAGAGTTGTAATTGAACATACCTTAGGTGGAGAAATTCGTATTACTGATACAGATGGACTACTACCATTAATTGGTTTTACAAAATACAACTACTCAACTAAAGCTGGAACAGCAAACTTATATGCTTGGCCAGGTGCAAGTTCTAACCAATATGAAGCAAGTTTGTGGACTGAATTAACATACACAGCAAGCAATGATGCACCAACTGCTCTTGCAGCACAAGGAGCATTATGGTATAGTAGTGTTGTTGATGAAGTAGATATGCTTGTACACGATGGCACTAAGTGGGTTGGGCTATTACATAGCGATTCTCCATACTATGCAGGTGGTGTAGCAGCTGATCAACCAGATCCAAAAGGTCCAATTGTAAGTGCAACTGAGCCAGATGAGCAATCAGACGGTACAGCACTTAAAACAGGCGATATTTGGATTAGCACAGCAGATTTAGATAATTATCCAACAATTTATCGTTACAATGGTAACTTAGCATCTTGGATTTTACTAGACGCTACAGATCAAACAACTGAAAACGGTGTACTATTTGCAGATGCACGTTGGAGTATTAACGGCGGTTCATCGTCAGCACATGAAGCAGGAACTATTGCCGATCTGTTAACAAGTTCTTTTGTTGATCCAGATGCTCCAGATCCAGCACTATATCCAAAAGGTATGTTGTTATGGAACCTACGTAGAAGTGGCTTTAACGTAAAACGTTTTGAGCGCAACTATATTGATTTAACAGCTGACAACACACGCTTTGGCGACGAAGATATGTCAACATATTATCCACATCGTTGGGTAACAGAATCAGCTAACGAATCAGACGGTAAAGGTAGTTTTGGACGTAAGGCACAGCGTAAAGTTGTTGTACAAAAATTACAATCATTACTAAATGAAAATCAAGACATACGTGATGACGAATCAAGAACATTTAACTTGATTGCAACACCAGGTTATCCTGAACTAATTGGTGAAATGATCACACTTAACTATGACAGAGGCTTAACAGCATTTGTTGTTGGTGATTCGCCGATGCGTTTAACAAGCGATGCAACTTCATTAAACGAATGGGCAACAAACGTTAACACAGCAGTTGAAGACAACGATAATGGATTAGTAAGTAGAGATGAATATCTAGGCGTTTACTATCCAAGTGGTTTTACAAGTGACAACGCAGGTAACAATGTAGTTGTTCCGGCTTCACATATGGTGCTAAGAACTATTGCACTTAATGACCAAGTTGCTTATCCATGGTTTGCACCAGCAGGTACAAGACGTGGTGGCGTAACAAACGCAACTTCAACAGGTTACATTAACAGCGAAGGCGAATTTGTTGCAGCAGCACTTAACGAAGGCACAAGAGATACATTGTATCAAAACAATGTAAACCCAATTACATTCTTGAGCGGAGCAGGCTTAGTTGTGTTTGGACAGAAAACTCGTGCAAGAAATGCAAGTGCATTAGACAGAGTTAACGTAGCTAGACTTGTAATTTACTTACGTAGTCAACTTAACACACTAGCTAAACCATACTTGTTTGAACCAAATGATAAGATTACCCGTGATGAAATTAAACAACAGGTAGAAAGTTTAATGGTTGAACTAGTTGGTCTAAGAGCACTATATGACTTCCTAGTTGTATGTGACGAAACAAACAACACTCCTGCTAGAATTGATAGAAATGAGCTTTATGTAGATATTGCTATTGAACCAGTCAAAGCAGTTGAATTTATTTACATTCCGCTACGTATCAAGAACACAGGAGAGATCGCAGGTCTATAAAAATTGGGGTCAAGGAAACTTGGCCCTAATTTGATAAATACTTGTGTATTAAGGAGAACAATAGATGGCAATCTCAACACTATTAAATTTAACGGTACCATTAGCTAATGATACAACATCAAGCTCACAAGGCTTGTTGATGCCTAAGCTACAATATCGTTTCCGTGTTACATTAGAAAACTTTGGTATTTCAGGTGACACTCAAGAACTTACAAAACAAGTTATTGATGCTACTCGTCCTACTTTGAGTTTTGATCCAATTGTACTTGAAGTGTACAACTCAAAAATTCATATGGCGGGTAAACACACATGGAACACCGTGTCATTAAACTTACGTGATGATGTAAGTGGTAATGTGCAAAAACTAGTTGGTGAACAACTACAGAAACAATTTGACTTTTTTGAACAAGCAAGCGCAGCTACTGGCCAAGATTACAAATTCTTACAAAGAATTGAAGTCCTTGATGGTGGTAACGGTACAAACACTCCAGCAGTGCTTGAAACTTGGGAACTATATGGATGTTTCCTAACACAAGTTGATTACGGCAGCATGTCATATGGTGAATCAAACCCAATGACGGTTGCACTAACAATTCAATACGATAATGCAGTGCAACTTGATCAAGGTGTTGG